AAGGTTCTTCTGGTTTTCCGGTGAGAAGAACTTCAGGAACTCATCTCTTCTCTGTTCGACAGCAGTCTTACCTTTCTCGGTCTTTCTCTTCTCTGCTTCTTTGGCATATTTATCATTGACCCAAGCAATCATGTTCTGGACATGCTTCTTGGTATTCTTTACCTCTTCACCCCTACGGACATAGGTGTTATTGAATGTCTCAATCGTCTTTGCAAGCTCAGGGTCACCCTCAATCTCACGAAGAGTAGAACCAGAAATCTTCTGGAAGATCTTACCAGCAGTAGAGAGTGCCTTCTGAACCTTTGCAGTATCACTGGAGTTCAGGAGTGCTTTACCAGAGATGTCACGAAGACCAGCATCTTGAAACCAGACACTTGGTGTTTGCTTGAGTTTCGATGCATCCACATCATAGGAAGCAGTCATGGACTCAAAGTCTTTACCAGCATATGCGGTATGAAAAACCACACCGATCTTGGCAGATGTGATCTTCTTGGCAAGATCTGAATCTGTTGGAATTGCATACACGATTGTGTTCGGTTGGAAAGTGATGTAGCTCTGGCCATCGATTGTCTCCTTTTTTAGATCTTTCGCGGTGAACATAATGTCACCTTGAATGACTCCCTTGATACCTATTTTTCGAAGTTCTGCCAGAGCTACTTTAAGTTTATCTGCGAGATCACCGGATGTATCGGCATCAATCTCGGCATCCGTCTTGTAGACCTTTGGTTCCTTGTTAAAGATACCTTTCTTGGCCACAAAGAATTTGCCATCACGGGGATCTGTTCCAGCGAATACAGCAGGAGCACCATCCCACTTTACGGTAATGTCGACCTCCTTGGAAGCATTACCAGCAAGCATATCTCTCAGTGAACGAAGAGCAAGAATAGCTTGGCGAGCACCAGAGACTCCACCATAGATGATCTGGTCCTCAACGTGTGTCATGTGGGTGTTCTTAGTAGAACCTTCTTTCAGAAAGTCCTTGAATAGCATAATGGCCCGATCACTTTTTGTTTTTAATATTACAGATGACATTAGAATATAATTTGACCTCTTGATTTAGAGGGTTTATCAGTTATGACCAATCTACCTGCCGAATCTCCCTTAGATGGTGATTTTCCATAAATCTTTGGGATCCCATCCTTATCAGAAGCCTCTGGATCGAATGTTTGATCTACTCTTCTCGCTCTCAGTCTAAAGAATAGATCATGCTCATCTGAATATTTCTTTGAATCAATCAGACTACCATTCACAGAGATGATACCATTTTTGAAATCTGATTTTACATCCATTGGCCCAATATACATGAAGTCGATTGGTCCACCCATTGCTTTATTTCCAATAACCAATAGCTTTTTATCTTTATCATTCAATTTGGCAAAGGTATCTGGAATCTTATCACCGAACTTCAGACCATTCTTGATATGATTATCATATGCAGCTCTAAAGAAACGGGCACCAATCCCTGGGATAATCTCTTCAATACCCCTTAGTCCACCACCAGCAAGAGAAGGTGCTGCTGGTCCCTTCATAGAAATATTCAGAATTCCCTTCGATGTGAAGATCTGCACATCAGTATATGGTTCTGAACCAGAGGATTGTCTACCGGTATATTTCTCGGCCTTGATAACACCCTTGACAATTGCATCCTTTGATTTGATACTGATGGGTTTACCATCATTCATCTTTACCGCATTATTGATAGCATCAACAAAACCAGTCTCTTGGCGTTCGGCTGATTTTCCGGCTTCCGTTAGGTATTCTTTGAAAGTTCTCATGTTATTACGCATACATTGAAATCATGCGTTCCATCTCTGATTGAGAAACACTGACTCCAGCCTTCAAAGAGCCGGCGTACATGTTCAGACCACGAGATAGTTTTCTTAGGTTGGCGGATTGTTTAGATTTACCCTCACGCAGTAGTTTTACAACATACTTACGATCCTTGGAATCGAGATACATACCATCATCAAGTGGTATGTTGTCGACGATCTTTTCCATGAAATCGTAAACCTCTTCTTCTGTTGGATCGATATTCACCAAGAAGGCACGAGTACGAAGAGCTCCATCTGGATCGAGTTTATCAGGCTTTAGGTTAGAGATAAAGATGATCTTTCCAGTGAACTCAAAGTATCTTGGAATCAACCCTTGATCCTCCATTTCCTCGTCGGTATATTGATCGGGTTCCACGACATCAGAACCTCTTTTAGAATAAACCAACTTACGAATCTTCTTGGTATCAGTAGCAGCCTTCAGGATGTTTCGGCTCTCTTGATCAGCAAAGACATTATCAGAATCATCAAAGAATACAATCTGATTACGATACTTGAAGAGAAGTCGGTAAAGACCTGCAGCAGAGATTGAACCGGTATTCTTGAAGTAGTCTTTATTATCCACAAGACCAAGAGCATCAAGTTCTTTCTCAGCTGTGAATGTCTTACCAATACCACCACGTCCAGCAACAAAGAGGGCATTAGATGCACCGGAATGCATCATCTTCAGGAGATTGGCATAGTCTTCAAGTTGTTTCTCAAAGACCAGACGATCTGCATTCGCCTCTACTGCTTCCACCTCGGGATCTACAGAAATCATCTCATTGCCGCTACCACGGGAGACCGAGGCACGAACAGCACCAATAGAAGAGAGAATATCAGCACTGGAACCTTTAATATCCTTATCTAATGTATCACCACCGGTCCAGACATATTTTCTGCCGGACTTATCAAATGCATCGGGATAACGATTTCTGAGTTCACGATGAACTCTGTATCCGGCATTTGTGAATTTGTTACCGATCTCTGTGGCACTATGCTCTGACTTCTTCTTCATATAATTCAGGATCTGAATCGGAAGTGATTCGTCAACAGATTCACGAATTGCCTCTGCCTCTGGTTCGATATAAAGAGTCTTGCTCTTGGCGCCGGTCTTCACGAAATCTGTAAATGCAGGAAGCGCACGAACAAGTGAGACCTGTGTATCGAATTGAATATTCAGCGGTGCTTTATTCTTACCATCCCAATAATCAATGGAATCAAGGTTCACAGAAGATACAGCACCAGCACTTTTCCAGTTGAATCGAAAACAACGGTTGCCTTTTGGGACATAGAATCGAATGCCGAATCTTTGTCCGGCTTTACCGGTATATTTTTCGACCGATGGATGGGCGAAGAGTTTTAGTTTAAGTTTCTTAGAGAGATATTTGGCAATGAGCGTTGAGGCTCTTCCAAATTCTGAAACCGAGATAGATTCTGATAGGTAGTCTTTGAATTTTTGCATTTTTCCCATATAGTGTGAGTGAACACGATTTATATGGTACTATTTATACCTTTTCAGACCTTGAAATCAGAGAAATCTGCTCTACTACCAACAGAGAATGGAGTGGAAGCCACAGGTGCTGCAGTGGTATCATTGACCAGATCAGCAGTTGCATCTTCTACATCAAAGAGTCGCATGTGATCACGATCAACACCCACGGTGAATCTCTTATTTGCAGAGGGATCATTGTAACGATTCTTGAGCTGTTTGATCAAGAGTTGTCCTGACGCCTCAAGCTTCTCATTATTGATTGCAGCAATCATGAAGTCGGCAGTTGCAGGAAGACCGAATGATTCACTGGTATCAGTGAGGTCAACATCAGAACTCTTGTAACCTTCTCGATTCAACTGAGTTGCAGACCAGATTGGAACATCGAATTCTACAGCAAGACCACGAATCTCTTCAGCGATAGCCTTGACAAATGAGTAGGTATTGATTGAACCACCCAGACCACGAATGCGAGAAGAAGAACAAATATTCAGGTAGTCAATGAATATCAGGTCAGGTTTGAAGTCCTTCTTCATCTTCAATTCATTCAGCAGTGCTCGAAAGTGCCCTACATGAGCAGATCCGGTTGGATACTCTTTGATCACCAATTTACCATTGGTCTTTGTTTGAATCTTTGAAATCTTGGAATCAAAGATCTCTTTGCTGACATTACCGAGTTGATCAAGTGAGATATCAAAGAGATTGGCATCAATACGCTCTGCGATTCTCTCTTCAGCCATCTCCATTGTAATATAGAGGACATTCTTACTGGCAGAAAGAGCTGCAGCAGCAAAATGACACATCATCAGTGATTTACCGACACCGGTACCGGCAAGAATGATATTGAGTGTCTTGTTTGGTACTCCACCCTTGGTGATCGTATTGAACATCTCAAGGTCAAATGGCATCCTCTCCTCGTGTTCATGATAGAACGCATATCTTGAATCAGCGTTCTCGATGTAATCGTGTCCTACATTTGTATCAAAGGTCACAGAGAGTGCCTTTGTCATAATATCTACGATTGCACCCTCTGATTTGTCTTTCGATTTTCCATCAATGATCTGATAGGATTCAATGATCCCAAGGAGCAGAGCTCGATTCTTGCACCATTTTTCAGTAGAATCCAAGAGCCATTCCTCTTGGGAATCATCTTCTTTGCTGAGGGTCTTGATCGTTTCGAGGATCTCATTTGATTTGTGTTGATTCTCGCCCTTCTGCTCAAATTCGATTTGAACTGCAGCAGAGTTCGGTAGTTTATTATATTTTGTAATGAAAGAGAGAATCAGTTCATACACAACTCGATCTGTTCCTTCGAAATATTCTGCCTTGATGTGTGGAAGAGCCTTGCGGCAAAAAGACTCTCTTTGAATAAGGTTTCTAAGAATTAGATTCGGTAGGTGCGTCATTCTTTACGTGTTCTTCCAAGATGTTGATTAGAATCTTTCCAATTGTGTCCTGTAATTCTAACATACTCTCTGCCTCTTGTACAGACATATCTTTAGGTGGCGTGGTAACTTCAAAGTCAAAGGTCACCTTACA